TGATGAATGAACTTGAGATAAGGAACCCTCAAGGCAAGATTACCCGACAAAGGTTAGCTAACTATATTAAATCCAATCAACAAGGTGCATTAAGTAGAAGACGTGTAAATGAAAACCAATTTGCTAGCCAGGTATCAGGTTCAGGTTCAACTGGTGTTTCTGCGGTAAAAGAAAACACTTACCACGTCAGAGGTTTAGATAGAAAAAAACAATTTGATCATTACAGCAGTATTGACGAGCATAAGGATAATTTTGTTTTTGATAGTATCGCTGATTTTGATTTTAGAGCTGTTGATAATTTAGCCAACCCTGATCCTATAGCTGACGCAGCAAGAAGTTTTATAGGTGGAGATAATTTATTAAACGTAGCAAGGATTCAGTCTGACTACGCAGAAGAGCTTGGTGAGTTAGCTTCAAAAAATAAAAGCAACCAAGTTGATCAGATTCGCATGTCTAGAGAATTTAACGATATTACTGGAGAGGGTAGTGACATTATGAACTCTGATGCAGGAATGTTTATTAGAGATGCAATGTTAGCAGTCACGAGAGAAGCGCCTGATTTATCTCCATCTAAACTTAAAGATAAATTGTTTAGAGATATGTTAAATGATAAAACTCCTATCGGTAAATTATATAAAAGAGCAGTAGATGATGATTTTACTGTTGAAGATGTAGATATTGGCAGTCTTATTAAGCCTGAATATTTTGAAAAACTAATACCTGTCGTTAAAAAAGCACAAGAAGACTTTCCGTTGACACCTTACGTAGATGATAAAAAAATAGCCGCTTTAAAAAAAGGTTTGAATGCATACAACCAGAACGTACCTAAAGTTAACAAGTTAGCTCAAGATAAATTTAAAATACAAAATGAACTACAAGCATCTGGATTGACAAAAGGATCTCCTTCTTATTTGAAGATTGAAGAAGATTTAAGAAAAATAGATGAACAAATAATTGACATTATGCCTGCTAATAATTTTGGTAATTTTAGTGGATTCACTCTAACAAAAGCAGATCTAGAACAAGCTACAGGCAGACCGTTTACCGAATCGCTTGATAAAAGTGTAGATGAAATATTTTATGACCTAGAACGTCTAAGAGGCGGAGATACAGGACCCATAAGACAAAAGTATGGGCCAGGAACCCCTGAAGAAAGAGCTTTGAAATATTTTAATGAAATAGTGAACAATACAGAACAAACTTTTGATATTGGTAATGGTCTTAGGATGCTCAAAAAAGCCACTAAGATTAATCCTGACTTACTCAAGGGGTATGCAATAGATCCTTATGCTAAAGGTGCAAGAAGTGATATCACTAAGTTCCCTATAAGATCTAATTTCTTGAGGGCAGTTACCGAAGGTAAAGATGGTATGTATTTTGATTCAGCTGGTAAAAGACTTGGACAAGAAGGAGGTGTAGGTTATGACATATTACAAACAACCTACAAAGAAGCTGAAGGAGAAATAGCTAAAATTATTAAAGAACTGGGTGAAGATCCTAAGAAATACGTTAAAAAGTTTGAAAGCGATGATATAGATAAAAGGTTTGAAGGTACTTACGTTAAGATTGATGAACAAATAAGAGATCTGGTAAAAGATAAAGGCGTAGATGCATTTAAGGATGGTGGTCCTGTCAGTATAGAAAATATGTTAGCTAACTTATGAACCTAGCTCACCTTTCCGATCAGGAGATCAAAGAAACCTTAGTTCTGAAAGAACGTCTAGAACTACTTAAAAAACAAAATGGTTGCCAAGAAACATTCTTAGACTTTATCAACCATATGTGGCCCGAGTTTATTTGTGGTCGTCATCATAAGATATTTGCACAAAAGCTAGAAGACGTTGCTAATGGTAAGTGCAACAGGCTTATTATCAATATGCCGCCAAGACATACTAAGTCTGAGTTCTGTTCTACTTACTTCCCTGCTTGGATTATGGGTAAACAGCCAAAACGTAAGATTATGCAAACAACGCATACCGGAGAGCTAGCTGTAAGATTTGGTCGTAAGGTTCGTAACATGATGGATACGGACGAATACAGGCAGATATTTCCAAAGGTTAATTTACAGGCTGACTCTAAATCAGCTGGTCGTTGGGAAACTGACAAAGGTGGCGAATACTTTGCCGCAGGTGTGGGAGGAGCGATTACAGGTCGTGGTGCGGATCTATTGATTATTGACGATCCACATTCAGAACAAGATGCTCTTAGTCCTACTGCTATGGAGGCGTGTTGGGAATGGTACACATCTGGACCTAGACAGCGTTTGCAACCAGGTGGAGCTATCATACTGGTAATGACTCGTTGGAGTTCTATAGATCTAACCGCAAAGCTATTAGACTCCCAGAAAGAGCTATCGGCTGACCAATGGGAGATTGTAGAGTTCCCTGCTATATTCCCTGAAACTAATAATGCTTTGTGGCCTGAGTTCTGGTCTATGGATGAACTAGAAAAGGTTAAAGCATCTTTGCCGGTACAGAAATGGAATGCACAATGGATGCAGACTCCTACATCTGAAGAAGGATCTATTGTCAAAAGAGAGTGGTGGAAGGCTTGGGAAAGTGAAGTTTTACCGCCAGTTAGTTATATCATTCAAAGTTATGATACTGCGTTTAGTAAGAAAGAAAATGCAGACTACTCTGCTATCTCAACGTGGGGTGTGTTCAAGCCTACTCCTGACTCACCTGATTGCGTAATACTGTTAGATGCTCAAAAAGATCGTTGGGACTTCCCAGAATTAAAACGTGTGGCATACGAAGAATATCAATACTGGGAACCTGATATGGTTCTGATAGAAGCCAAGGCATCTGGAACACCTTTAACACATGAGCTGAGAAGGTTAGGTATACCGGTAGTTAACTACTCACCAACTAGAGGACATGACAAATCTACTAGGATGCATTCTGTTGCACCTATCTTTGAGTCTGGTTTGGTATATGCACCTGAAAGAAAGTTTGCAGATGAGATGATAGAAGAGTGTGCCTCTTTTCCTTTTGGTAAAAATGATGACCTATGTGATACTATGACGCAAGCTCTGATGAGATTTAGGGAGGGTGGTTTAGTTTCCCTTGATGATGACTACTCAGACAAAGAGAAAGCACCAGTAAGGAGAGTATACTACTAGGATTATGGCAATAGAAAAAGATATAAACCCAACAGTACTTAACGAACAGAATCAAGTACCGCTTGGTCAAGAAGATATGAATATTGCTATAGAGGCAATAAAAGATAGAGGCACAGAAGGATTTGAAATACAAGAAGATGGTAGTGCTATTCTTGGTGAATCTATTACAGAAGAGATAGATACAGACTTTGATAGTAATTTAGCAGAAGTTTTAGATCCTCAAGAATTACGAAATATTGCTAATGAATTAATTGCAGGCATAGAGAAAGACAAAGCCTCAAGAGATGATTGGGAAAAAACATATAAAGACGGTTTAGAGTATCTTGGTATGCGCTTTGACGAGGAGAGATCAGAGCCTTTTGTTGGTGCTAGTGGTGTTATTCACCCTTTACTAGGTGAAGCTGTAACGACCTTCCAAGCACAAGCTTACAAAGAACTGTTACCAGCAGGCGGTCCTGTAAAAACTCAAGTTATAGGTGCATATGACTCATTAGCTGAAGAACAAGCTCAAAGGGTCAAAGAATTTATGAACTATCAAATTACTCATGTTATGGAGGAGTTTGATGAAGAATTAGATCAAATGCTTTTCTATCTGCCTTTGGCAGGATCTGCATTCAAAAAGGTTTATTATGATGAAAGTCTTGGCAGGGCTGTATCTAAGTTTATAGCACCTGAAGATCTTATAGTTCCTTACTACACTACCGATCTTGAAACATGCAACAGAATTACAAATGTAATTAAAATCTCCGAGAATGAAGTTAGAAAACTACAATCTGTTGGATTTTACAAAAAGATAGATATAAGTGGTGGTGATAGTACTGATGAATATAGTGGTGTAAAAGAAGAAATAGACAAACTATCTGGTGTTGAGCCTTCATATGATGATGGCGAAGTATCTTTGCTATACGAAGTACATTGCAATCTAGAGCTAGACGGTTTTGAAGATATAGACGAAGAAGGTCAACCTACTGGTATAAAATTACCGTATATAGTTACTATAGATGCTAACTCAAATGACATACTTTCTGTTAGAAGAAACTATAGAGAAGATGATTCTCTAAAGAATAAAATAGAATACTTTGTTCACTTTAAGTTTTTGCCTGGTCTAGGATTCTACGGTTTTGGATTAACTCATATGATTGGTGGTTTATCTAAAGCATCAACTTCAATTATGAGACAGTTAATTGATGCTGGAACTCTTGCTAATTTACCTGCTGGTTTTAAAACTAGAGGTATAAGAATTAGGGATGAAGATACACCTATACAACCAGGTGAGTTTAGAGACGTAGATGCTCCTGGTGGATCTTTACGTGATTCAATACAACCGTTACCTTTCAAAGAACCAAGTGGCACCTTACTTCAGTTGTTAAACATACTGGTTAATTCAGGACAAAAGTTTGCATCTATTGCTGAAATAAATACAGGGCAAGGTAATCCAAATGCACCTGTAGGCACAACGCTAGCATTACTAGAAAGATCTACTAAAGTTCTATCTGCAATACATAAACGATTACATAACTCACAAAAGAAAGAATTCAAAATACTATCTAATGTTTTCCAAGAGTATTTACCGCAAGAGTATCCATACGCGGTAGCAAACAACGAAACAACCATCAAACTATCTGACTTTGATGAAAAGGTAGATATATTCCCAATATCTAATCCTGATATATTTAGTCAATCTCAAAGGATTGCTATGGCACAAGAGATGATGCAGTTGGTCCAATCCAATCCTCAAGTACATGGGCCTAACGGTACATACGAAGCTTACAAAAGAATGTATGCGGCTATAGGTGTTGATAACGTAGAACAAATTCTTACACCTCCGCCTCCTACAGATCCTTTACCTTTAGAGGCTGGTTTTGAGAACAACCAATTGTTATTAGGACAACAAGCTCAAGCATTCCCACAACAAAATCATGATGCACATATTGCGATCCATATGTCTTTGTTGAACACACCTCCGGTGCAGATGAATGCTCAAGTGCAAGCTTTGATTCATTCACATATCATGCAGCATCTCCAGATGAAGGCTGATATTCTTGGTGAACAACAAATGCCACCAGAAGTTATGCAACAGTTCCAACAAATACAACAGCAAGCTCAACAGGCATCACCACAAGAAGCACAAAATTTATCCTTACAAGCAGGAGATATATTGGCACAATTCTCCTCACCTATACTTGCGGAACTATTAGTTGAATATAATCAGAAGGTTTCAGCGCCACAAGATGAAGATCCATTAGTTGCCATAAGAAAACAAGAGTTGGCTTTGAAAGGTCAGGAGCTTTCTATAGAGCAACAACAGTTCTTAGCTGCCGAGCAAAGAAAGGCTCAAGAAGCTCAACAAAGAATTAATGTTGATAGAGAAAGAATTGATGCTCAAGAGGATATTGCAGATCTAAGAGATGAAACGGCTAGAGCTAGGTTAGAACAACAGGCAAGGTTCAAACTTATGGAACAAGCCAATAAACAACAGTAGTGCCTAAAACTTTTGACGTTCAAAAAGTACAGCGTGTTAAGAAAAAAACATCTATAGGCAACAGCGCCTTGAGTAGGGGTGCGGGTACCAACAAAAGAAAAACCAAAAAGAAGTACCGAGGGCAGGGTAAATAAAACTTGCAAATAATTAGGTTGTACTGAATAATTAAAAACATGATTAAAAGAACTGATATTAGCCAACAAAAAACTCCTACTGTAATGAAGAATAAAAATCCTTACAGTAACAAAGGTTCTGTGCCTCTTAAAACAGATGCAGGTACTTTTGATGCTAATACTTCACCTAAACCTGGAATGGGTAAAGGTAAAGCTAGAGGTATGGGAGCTGCTGAATTTGGCGGCAAGTTTTCTGGCGTTTATTAGGTGTCGGTAGTTTGGATAAGCCAAAAGTTTTTAAAAGAACTTGAGGCCCAAAAGGAAAGCGTAAAAGATGTAATCTTAGCTGGCACCAAAGACTTTGCCCAATATCAGTATCTGTGTGGACGTTACAGTTCTCTAGTTGACACAGAAAATTCATTTAGAGAACTGCTAGGAAAAATACAAGAAGATGTCGAAGATACAGATACCTGAACATGTTGCTCAAGCAATAGAAAAAGAAAAGACCCAAGAAACAGAAACTCCAGAAACAGAAGAAACTCAACCAGAAGAGATATTGCCTTACGTAGAACAGGCGGCTAGAGTTTTAGATCCAACCCTCCTAGATAAATCAATTTTAGAAAGAATGCCTCAACCTACGGGTTGGAGGATACTTATACTTCCATACAAAGGAAAAGCAGTAACAGATGGTGGAATACACCTAGTACAGTCACAGGTTGATAGAGAATCTTTAGCAACCGTTGTGGGTTATGTCGTTAAAATGGGTCCTGATTGCTATAAAGACTCCAGTAGATTTACTGAAGCCTGGTGTCAGGAAAAACAATGGGTATTGATAGGCAGATATGCTGGCGCTCGTTTTAAACTCGGAGATGAATCTGAATGCAGAATCATTAATGATGATGAAGTGATAGCTACTATATTAGATCCTGATGATATTCTTGCAGTATAAGGAGCAAAAATGAATGAAGAAGCAAAACAAGAAGAGCTAGTAGATGAAGGGGAGGTTGTAGAAGTAGATCTTCCTGAAGAAAAACCTAGCGGTAAAATAGCTGATATTGCTACAACAGAGGAATCTGATCAAGAAGCTGAAAAAGTTATTGAGGATGTGTCACAAGAGCCAGAAGAAAAATCTGCTGAAGAGTTAGAAGATTATTCTGAAAAAGTTAAAAAAAGAATTGGGAATCTTACACGTAAGTTAAGAGAGGCTGAAAGAGGTCAAGAGTCTGCTTATGAGTATGCAAAAAGAGTTGCAGAAGAAAACCAACAGTTAAAAACTAGATCTTCAAGTTTAGATAAATCATATTTGAACGAAGCAGAAAGCAGACTTAAATCACAAAAAGCACAAGCATTAGCGGCATTAAAGAACGCTCATGAGGTTGCAGATTATGACAAGGTTGCAAAGGCACAAGAAGTTCTTGCAAAAATAGCAGTAGAAGAAAACAAAGTTTCTGATTCTAAGGTTGTAATTCAACAACAAGAAGAACTACAAACTAATTATCAAGATTATTATCCTAACCAAGCCTTACAAAATCAAACACAACAAGCTGCTGTTCCGGAGTTAGTTGGAAGAGATAAAGAGTGGGTTGATAACAATGAATGGTTCGGTCAGGATGAAGTAATGACTATGGGTGCTATGGCAATCAACAAACAATTAGAAAGTGAAGGGTTTGACCTTGGTTCGGAAGAGTACTATAGTGAGGTTGATAAGAGAATTCGTGAAGAATTCCCGCAGAAGTTTGATGAATCTTCTGTTAAATCTAAGCCTCAACAAAAGGTGGCTTCAGCAGGTAGAGTAGCTGGTAATACTAGCTCAAATAAAAGACAAGTTAAATTGTCACCATCTGAAGTTCAAATGGCTAAAAGATTAAACGTACCCTTAGGTGAGTACGCTAAATACGTTAAAAGGTAAAACTATGACAGAAGAAAATAAAGATTTAAACAGAACCTCGCGTTCTGCCGACACACGAGCCAAAAAAGTTGCTCGCAAACCATGGAGTCCACCATCAATGTTGGATACTCCTCCTGCACCTGAAGGTTATACCTACAGGTGGATCAGAGCTGAACTCGCAGGTAGCGAAGACAGAAAAAATGTAACTTCTAGGATGAGAGAGGGTTTCGATCTTGTCAGGGCCGAAGAGTTAGATGGATTTGAACTTCCTACTTTAGATGACGGTAAACATGCAGGAGTAGTTTCAGTTGGCGGTTTGCTGCTGGCGAAGATTCCTAATGAAACGCGCGAAGAAAGAAACTCCTACTTTGAAGGTCGTGCGCTTACTCAGCAAGATGCTGTAGACAATGATCTTTTAAGGGAATCAGATCCAAACTCTCCAATCTTGAATCCGGAGAGGTCAAGCAAAGTAACTTTTGGAGGTGGTCAACGCAGTTGATCATCAATTTTATTAATTTTAAATAATATAGGTAACTTATTATGGCTAACAAAAATGCCCCATTTGGAGCAAGACTTGTAGGCAAATTAGGTTCTGGTGTCGCTAATGGCGGAACAACAGAATATGAAATTGCTTCAGGTGCTTCAGGGAATATTTTTTCAGGCGATATAGTAAAAATGCTCAATACTGGTACTATTTTAGTAGCAGGTGCAGGTGATGAACCGCTAGGTATTTTTAGAGGATGTAAGTTTACTAATAGCAGCGGAGACGTTGTTTTTAGTTCTCATTTTCCTGACGGAACTGTATCGACTGATATTGTAGCATTCGTAGAAGATGACCCTAATGCTGTATTTGAAATTCAGAGTGCCGGTTCTCCAGCGCAGACTGATGTAGGCTTGAATGCAGATATTTCTTATACCGCTGGCTCTACCAAAACTGGTATGTCAGCTATGGAACTATCTGGAACAACAGCCGCAACAACTGCGACTTTCAGAATCATGGGCTTTTCCTCTGATCCAGATAACAGCACTACAGGTTCAGCTAACGTGAATGTTATAGTTAAGTTTAATGAGCATTTCTATGTTGATCCTACAGGAGTTTAATCATGGCAATAAATAGGTCGCAATTAGCGAAAGAATTAGAGCCAGGCTTAAACGCCTTGTTCGGCATGGAATATGCTAGATATGAAGCAGAGCATGCAGAAATCTTTGATACAGAGAGTTCTGATAGAGCGTTTGAAGAAGAAACTTTAATCGTTGGGTTCGGTAATGCTGAAGTAAAATCAGAAGGTAGTGGAGTCAGATTTGACAACGCTAACGAAGGTTATACTTCTCGTTATACTCACGAGACGGTTGCTTTAGCATTCGCACTAACAGAAGAAGCTGTTGAAGATAATCTGTATGATCGTCTAGGTGCTAGATACACTAAAGCACTAGCTAGATCTATGGCTAATACAAAGCAAATCAAAGCTGCGTCTGTATTGAACAATGCGTTCTCTACAACAGGCGGTGATGGCAAAGTATTAATCGCTACAGATCACCCGCTAGGCGGAGGTGGTTCTTTAGCAAATAGAGCTACAACTATGGCGGATCTTAATGAAACTTCTCTTGAAGATGCATTAATTAATATCTCTACATTTACTGATGATAGAGGTCTTAATATTGCACTAAGAGGAATGAAATTAATTGTTCCACCTCAGTTGCAGTTTGTTGCTGACAGACTCTTACAAACCCCAGGGAGAGTAGGAACATCTGACAATGACATTAACTCTATTAGAAATCAGGGAATGATTCCTGATGGCTATGTTGTAAATCATTATCTAACAGATACAGATGCTTTCTTTTTGAAAACAGACTGTCCTG